TTGTAGGCATTACTGCTATTACTTTAAGAAAAAGATTTAGAGCATTATTAGAAAAAGGTAAAGAAACAGGCAAACAAAGCCTAAGACGTTCAATGTGGGAAAAAGCAATGAATGGTGATACAAGGGTTCAAATCTTTTTATCTAAACAATATTTGGGTATGAAAGATGCACCTGAGGACACAATTAACAACACACCTTTACCTTGGGAAGACAATTAATATGCCATTAAGTGTAGCTCAGAAAAATATTTGCGATAGTGCCCAAAAAAAACGGTTCGTAGTGAGTGTCTGCGGAAGACGTTTTGGAAAAACATTTGTGAGCATGAGAGAATTGGCAAGGGCGGCTTCAAAGCCTAACAGTCAAGTTTGGTATGTTAGTCCAAGTTATAGAATGTCAAAAGGAATAGTGTGGGATCAATTAAAAAATAAATTAAAAGACTTACGTTGGATTGAACAAAGCAACGAAGCAGAATTAAAATTAAGATTAAAAAATGGATCAGTTATACACTTAAAGGGTGCAGACAATCCAGACTCACTTAGAGGTGTAGGTTTAGATTTTATTGTTATGGACGAGTTTCAAGATATAACCAAAAGAACATGGGCTGAAGTTTTAAGACCTACGTTATCTGATACAAAAGGTAGAGCATTGTTTATTGGAACACCTAGAGGCGTTGGAAGTTTTAGTCATGAAATGTATACTATGGCACAAGAAACTGATGACTGGGCGGCTCATACATACACAACACTAGATGGTGAACAAGTAGAAGACCAAGAAATAGAACAAGCAAAAAGAGATATGGATCAAAAGACTTTTGAACAAGAATATCTTGCTACTTTTAATACCTATAGTGGAGTTGTTTATTATAACTTTAATAGAGAGTATACATTAAAAAAAGTTAGTGATGTAGATTTAACAGAAATCCATTGTGGACTAGACTTTAATGTGGACCCAATGAGTTGTGCTATATCAGTAATTGAAAATAATACAATACAGTTTATAGATGAAATTGTAATGAATGGAAGTAATACAGATGAAGTTTGTGATGAATTAAAAAGACGTTATCCTAAGTCAAGAATTATAATGTATCCAGACCCTGCCGGAAAACAACGTCGTTCAAGTGCAGGCGGACGCACAGACATTTCAATTTTACAAAATGCAGGGTTCCGAGTTCTTGTTAGAAATAACCACACACCTGTTAGAGATAGAGTAAATGCCGTGAACGCAAAATTAAAAAATACACAAGGTATATCAACATTGTTTGTTGATCCTAAGTGTAAACAAATTATAAGTTCGTTAGAACGAATTGTTTATAAGCCCGGAACTTCAATAATTGATAAAGATGGAGATCTAGACCATATGGCTGATGCCTGCGGATATCTAGTAGACTACCTATATCCCCTTCGCACTGACTATGAAGTATCTAACCCACAACGATGGGCATTTTCAGGAACCAATAACACAAGGAGTTACAGATAATGCCTGCTATTAGAGATAAAGTGATTAAAGGAGATAGTCGTTTAGCTATTGATTACATTACTTCTCATCACGCCGCCTACAAACATTACCTTAATCGCTGGAGATTTTTGGGCGATTCATATACTGGTGGTTATGATTATTTCTTAGGAAAATATTTAGAACCTTATTATTATGAATCTAAAGATGACTATCAAAAAAGATTAAGAGCAATAGGATTAGACAACCATGTTAGAAGCATTGTTGGAATTTACAATTCATTCCTATTTAGAAAACCTGTTAAAAGAGATCTTGGACAATTAGAAAATGCTCCAGGCATGGATGCGTTTATGAAAGACGCAGACTTAGATGGTAGAAGTTTTAATGCGTTTATTTCTGAGATGAGTTCATTAGCAATGGTATATGGAAATGTATGGGTTGTTATTGATAAGCCTGGGTTGCAAGTTGGAACAAGAGCTGAAGAATTACAACAAGACATTAGACCGTATGTTTCAATGTTTACACCAGACAATGTTTTAGACTGGGCATACACAAGACGACAAAATGGCTTATATGAATTAACATATCTAAAAGTAAAAGAAGAGATAGTAGAAGCCAAACAATACATTAGAGAATACACACCTGAAGAAGTTAATGTATATAGAATTGATGGTGATAAAAAAACAGGCGAATTATATACTAGCACACCTAACTACTATGGCAAAATTCCTGCAGTTCCTATCTACGCACAAAGATCAAATATAAGAGGCGTAGGTATTAGTGCTGTTGGCGACATAGCAGACATACAAAGAGAATTGTATGAGATGGGTTCTGAAATAGAACAAATTATTAGATTAACAAACCATCCAAGTCTTGTTAAGAGCGTCGACACAGAAGCTACAGCTGGCGCTGGATCAGTAATTCAAATGCCTCCAAATTTAGATGGAAATTTAAAACCTTATCTTTTACAACCTAACGGTGCATCAATTGAAAGTGTATTAAGTGCTATACGAACTAAAGTAGATTCAATAGATAGAATGGCATCCTTAGGTGGAATTAGAAGCATAGAAAGTCGTAGACTTTCAGGCATTGGATTACAAACAGAATTCCAAATGCTTAATGCTAAATTGGCAGACTTTGCCTCAAACTTAGAACTTGCAGAAGAAAAGATATGGAGATGCTGGGCTATGTATCAAGGCATGGCATTTGACGGTGAAATTATATATCCACGCTCATTCTCAATCCAAGATAAAGCAAATGATATCGCTATGTTAAAAATGGCTAAAGAAGCAAACATTACTGATGAAAAAATAAATGCTGAGATTGATAGAAGGATATTTGAAACTATATCTGAAGGGTTTATTGAAGACATTGGTGAGTAATGGGCCAGTTTATTCCAGATAGGGATTTTATAAACGAAACCCCAACCGAAAAGAAACTACGAGACGTTTTTGTTGACTATGACAAAAACATTAGCAAGTTTGAAATAAAGAATTCCAAAGCCGCAGGCGTAAGAGCTAGAAATAACTTATTAGAATTTTATCAACTTTGTAAAATACGAAGAAAAGAAATTTTAGAAAGAAAGAAAAAACTAATATATTAAAGGAGAAACATTATGGCAAAAAAAGGCAAAGGAACTTACGGAACTAAAAAGAAAAAGAAAAAAGACGAAAAGAAAAAAGGTTATAAGAAGAAGTAGTGTGCGGAATAGTAGGAATTACTTCTAATGACGATAACTTTGTATCTGAATATCTAAAAATAATAAAACATAGAGGACCAGACGGACAAGGTAGTTGGAGTGACGGACGCATTACCTTAGGTCATAATCTATTAGCAATTACAGATAAACCCCACCTTTCTAAACAACCGTATATTACCCCTAAAGAAAATATTTTAATTTATAATGGAGAAATATTTAACTATTATGAATTATTAAAAAAATATTATAATTTTATTCCTAAAACAACTTGTGATACTGAATTGCTGGCATGGGGCCTTGACAATTTAGGTATGGCTTTTTTAGATGAAATAGATTCGATGCATTCACTTGCATACTATGATAAAGAATATAAAAAATTATATTTGTCAAGAGATCACGCAGGAATAAAACCTTTATACTATGCACAAATAAAAGAAGGGTTAGTATTTGGCAGTGAAGTAAAAGGATTAATAGATAAAGTTCCTAATAGTAATAAAATTGATCCAATGGCAATGTCTTGTTTTTCTTTGTCAGGATTAAATGTAACTAGACATTCTTTCTTTAGTGGAATTAAAAAATTAATGTCTGGAGAAACATTATGTTATGATTTACATCATAACACATTAAAACAAGTAAAAAGAATTCTTCCACAAGCAACATCAGATTATAAATTTGATCCTTTTGAATATAGACACATGATGAATAAAACTGTAAAAATGTGTAGTATAGGAAAAAGAGAAATAGGTGTATTTTTATCTGGAGGGTTAGACTCAAGTGCAATAGCTTACGAACTAAACAAAATTAAAGGCCCTGCAAGAACATTTACAAATATGATTCATCCAATGCCTAAAATAACTCATGAGGATTTTAATAGTGATCATGATTGTGCATTGGAATTAGCATTAAGAGACAAGTTTAATCATGAAGTAATAAAAATAACTCCTGACATTTACGTTAATAACTGGGACAATGCAGTTTATTATATGGAAGAGCCTGTATATAATCTAAGTTTGCCAATGTATAATTATACAAATAAGTTTTTATCTGAAAAAGGAATTATAGTAACTATGGCAGGGGATATGGGAGATGAGGTATTAGGAGGATATCCACAATACTATAAAATAAAACAACGATTAGGAAATACTAAACAAAACTGGAAACAAATAATTAACCAATGGATGTATAGATTAAGTTTGCCTTTAAAACTTCCTAAGATGGAATACTCCTATGATGATGTTATAGAGGAATTAATAAAAACAACATTTCCTGAAAGTTTGCAAATAGAAACGGATAATGTTGCTTCATATATGATGTTAGATATTGTTGGACAATGTCCTGAAGATTATTTTAGAAGAAATGATCGATATGGTATGCAATATTCTATGGAGGGGCGATTTCCTTTAGCAACAAAAATGTTTATTAACTATGCTATGTCTATTCATACTAAAGATAAAATAGGTGCAACAAGTAATGATACAAAATTATTACCTAAGATTGCTTATAAAGGATTATTAACAGACAATATTATTAATAAGAAAAAAACAGGATGGACTGCTCCTATTAGAGAATGGCAACAACAAAATTTAGATAACAACGTCTTTGAAACAATGTATGAAAACAATTTAAAATCAACAAAACATAAAATTGAAGGCTTACGACGAAGCAACAAAGGAAAAACACCTGCCCTTGCTTGTAATGATTGGGCAACACAATATAAAATGACATTATAATAAGTCTAGGCGCCGTTAAATAGACGTTTTATACTGTTTGGTATAAATACTTGACATACTGCTATTAGAGGGCAGGTGGTAGAACTCAACCAATAACAAAGAGGTAGATATAATGGACGCAGAGAACACAGCGGTTAAACAACCTGAGCACACTGATGCTCAACCAGAAATAGGTGAAAAGCAGGTAGATACACAAGTATCAGAGAAACAAGAAAACACACATTCGCAAGAAGACGTAAATCGGATTGTTGCAGATAGAGTGGCAAGAGAAAAGTTAAAGTTTGAAAAGAAATATTCAGGCGTTGACTTAGATCTTTACAAAGAGTTAGTAGAAGAAAAAGACACGCAACGTCAAACAGATCTGAAGAAGCGTGGCGAGTTTGAAGAAGTGTTGAAAGAGCAGGCGGAGAAATTCAACGGCAAAATTCAACAGTATGAAAGCGAACTTACTTCTATTAAAGTAGACGGTGCTCTTCTTAATGAAGCAAGTGGCCAAAAAGCAGTTAATCCACAGCAAGTGGTTCAATTGTTAAAAGGTCAACTTAAACTTAATGAAGCAGGCACAGTTGATGTAACAGATCAAAATGGACAAGTTAGATATGATGAAAGTGGTAACCCATTGAAAGTATCTAAGTTGGTAAATGAGTTTCTCACAGCAAACCCACACTTTGTTCAAGCTGGACCTCCAGGGTCAGGCACTGGACAAGGAATAGGCAAGCAAGATAACTTGGTAGACAACGATGTATCAAAACTTAATATGGAAAATGCAGACCATCGTAAGCAATATGCAAAAATAATGCGAGCGAAAGGCATACACATTTAGGTTTACTGATACTTGCTTATAACAGCTAAAGGAGACTGAAAATGGCAAATGAAGTAACTAGTTCGATTATTAGCGAACTTTACAGTGACATAGTTCAGGCGGCTCAATTCACACTTTCTGAAGGAACTGTGATTCGACCTCTTGTAAGAAACTATGATAATACCGGAACTCCGGGCCTAGTGGCACAAGTTCCAATTTACCCAGCAATCGCGGCGGCGGCCTTAACCGACGGAACCGATGTGGCAAACACAGCATTCAACACCACTGAAAAAACAATGACAGCGGCTGAAGTTGGTGCTATGGTAACATTAACTGACCTTGCAAATGTAACTGCAAGTCAAGATGTTGGAAGTGCAATCGGACGTCAATTAGGCGACGCAATGGCGAAAAAAGTAGACGATGATTTAGCGGCTCTATTCTCAGGATTTTCGGGTTCTGTAGGATCAGGTGCGGCTGAAGTAACTGTTGACTTATTTTTCTCAGCGGCGGCTACATTAAGAAACAACAATGCACCAGGACCATACTTTTGTGTGATTCATCCTTACCAAGCATACAAACTAAAAAGTTTGTTAGCAGGTAACGGTAACACACCAATGAACAATACGGACCTTGCAAACGAAGCCCTAAGAACAGGATATGTAGGAACTATTGCAGGAATGCAAGTGTTTGAATCATCTTGTGTAACAGGCGACTCAGCAGGTGCTTATGTTGGAGCGGCTTTCTCAAGAGATGCTTTAGGCATCATGTGGAAGTGGAATGCGAAAATTGAACCACAACGTGACGCAAGTTTAAGAGCTACAGAAATTGTAGGAACTTGTGCTTATGGCGTTGGTGAGATTATCGACGGCTACGGTGTAGGTATTATGGGTGATGCAAACCTATAAGGTTTAGTATTATAACTATAATCACATAACAGTTAAGGGCGGTCTTTCATACGGGGATCGCCCTTTTCTTATGGAATGGGTCTAAATCAAGCTGGTATCTTACCAATTATATAAATAATACTATTAACAAACAACTTGGTTTGGGAAGGACCCAAAGCAAAACAAAGGACAGTATCCTAAAATGCCAACATTAGCAACTATATCAGACATTCAGGCGTATGAGCCCGATATTTTAGATTTTGGAATTCCTGATTTCGATTCAGAAATAACTAAAGCACAGAACGATGTATTACGCGACTTGCGTATTCGTTGGTGGCCTACATACACTAGAGGTCGTTACGATATAACCCAGCTATCTACTACTTCATCTGAACCAGATGAAGATCTATACACAGCTTCGCAATTAACCAGAGCTACGGCTTATAATGCCTTAGGATTTCATGTATATCCTAAACTTGCAAAGTTCGAACCCGATCAAGATTTGTTTGAAAGAAAAATGGAATTTTATAGACAAGAATACGAGAGAGAATTAGATCTTGTCTTAAGAGACGGGGTAGAATACGACGCAGACAGTTCTGGAACAGTAACCGATTCAGAAAAACAAGCTACGCATTACCTCCGCCTTAAAAGGTAGGTAAATGTCAAATAGAGAGTCAGCAGTAAAAAACATTATTGAAGTCTTGAAAGACATCAATCCACCACGCCCAGTATTTGTTACTCGTGAACCATTTGACGTGGACAAGCTGGCCATGACACAATTTCCTGCCTTGCTTATATCATCCGGCAATGAGTCCCGCGAGGACCAAGCTATGGGTGGATATAGACGCGGTATTATTGAGATTAATATTAGAGGATTTGTTCGTTCAGATGGACGAAAAGGATTTACGCAGTCTGTCGACGAGAAAAGAAATAACTTAATAGAGCGTATAGAAGAAGCACTCAACACCGATAGAACAAGAGAATTGGATAGTGCCAGAGCGGCAACAACTCATGTGTCTTCGATCGAAGTAGTTGAACGAACACCGCCACTTGGAGAATTTTTCATGGTGGCAGAAGTGCATTATTCATTTACTAAAGGAGTATTATAATGGGTGTAACGAAATATACACAAATGATAGATAACAACGGTCAAGAGGTTAGTATACAACCTGATCGTGTTAAACGATTTCTTGGTGAAGGTTGGACCATTGTTGGTCAAGAA